TTACTCCATGGGATGACAGGAAAACCGGTTATGGGAGCCTACCTGTTTATGAACGATTTGTTGAGTCTCGGAATCAATCTGTGTCTGATAAACAGGATAAGCCAAGCTGTTTAGATGATTTATTACGTCTGTCGGCAACTCGTACTCGTAGCCCGGATACAAGCGATATGTCTCGCTTGTCCCATTCTTGGTGATAAACGTAAAAGCAAGGTCGACTTCCGGATCTTCATTGTTCATGAACTTAATTTTACGCATTTTCCGCATTGAGTTTTCCGGTTCCTGCGACGCGGCATTTTTTCTGGGTCTACCACCGGTATTTTTCTTTTCCTGAATAAGTTCTTCTGTTGTTTCAGCCATTATTCTTGCTCCTTTGCGATTTTAATTAAGGCCCCGGCCTAAAAAACCGGGACCTTGGGTTTTAATTTCTGGCCGCAATGTAATAAAGCTCATCGTTTACCGCCTGGAAAGCCGCCGGAATGCGAAAGCCGTTAAAGCCCGTCACGGTGATGGGATCGGTTGTCTGCACCGTGGAAATCTCCAGGATGGTAATACCGCCACTAACTTTATTTACGAGCGAATGTTGCTGGATGGTTTCATCGGTCAAAATCGAATCCGCCCGTTGCCAGGCAACTGCGTTATCATCACCCATACCTTCAAACCATTCGAGGACCTGATCGGCGTTAGTCCCCAAATTAGTCCGGTTGATTACCTTGACGTAGCTGGGCTTGAATCCCAGATCCACGTCAATATCAGAACCAGTGCCGGTAATTGTGCTCGTTTTAAACTGAAGCATGATTTAAGTCTCCTTTTGGTTAAGGGAGGATCGTCGTTAACGACAACCCTCCTTGATTTTTTAGCTGTGACTCACATTGTCCAGAATGAGCATAAAATTGTCATTAAGAATTCTGGCAACGTAAGTCATCTTCCAACCGCTGGTGGCCCGCTGGTTCAACGGGTCCTCGGTGCCGCCGGAGCCAAAGGGCTTGACGATATTCTTGGCTGCCCCACCCTCGATTTCGGTAACACCATAGGCGTTTTTTCCTACCACGGGGATTTTATAGGGAAAGGCCGAAGAATCTTTATAACCCTGGCTGGAAAGCAGCACACGTGCCTGTTCGATTGAACCCCACTCCGCCGAATCAGCTTCATCGGGCTTGGCGTATTTACGCAGCGGTATCCAACTTGCGCAACCTTGCCAATCATCGATCAGCTCGGTATGGCTCATGACCCAATAGGCCGGACTGACAGGTACGGTACCCTGTCCGGTACCCGCGCGGACCAGTGAGGTTACGAACTGGGCGTCGTTATTAACCAGAGTTTTGATCGCGGTCTTGACCTGTAGGTCTGAAAGCGTCCCGGAAACATCAATCGCCGAGGCGCAAGCACACAGAATGTCCCGACAGAGGACATCGCGGCTCTTACCCATCTGTTCGCCGAGTATTTCGGAGATTTCAGTAAGAATCGAATCCTCCACGGTCAGGTCCACCCAGTCGGAGACATGAAGAAAATCTCCGTACTGTTTCACGGCTGCTGTCAAGTCGGTCTTGGATGCCCGCTGGCCCGGAGGAGTTACTCCCTCGGTCAGCGGCGTGGTGGCCGGAGTCAGACTTGCAAACCTACGAAACTTGATCGTATTGCCGCTTTTCTTACTCATATTACGGGTTTGGGCCGCTTTCTCGTGTATAAGAAACGGCTGCGACCGCTTAAGCAAAACACGGTCGTAAAGAATCTGGACGCCCGGATCCACCTGGGTTGTAGTAGTCAAATTTTCAGGCATAGTTTATATCTCCTTTTTGTTATTACCCGCGCTTGGCCCTTGCGATTGCCGCCTCCAATTTGTCATCGTCAAGCTGGGCGTAATAGTTCGCCTTGGAAATTACCCCTCCGCCTCCGGCTTGGCTAACGGACTGCGGCTTGTTCAGGTTGTCCATAACCTGCTGAGCCTGCTGGCTGTTGCCCTGTCCCGGCTGTTGCTGCTGGCCTGATTGGGCGCCGGTAAACTGTTTTGCCAGGCTGTAGGCGGTCATAAACGGATTTTCACTGTTGCGGATCGCTGATTCCAAGTGCGGATTCTGTTGTAGAATTGTTGGTATTTTTTGAATTTCCTGTTGATAGTCCGAATACTGAGTCTGCATCTGAAGTTCGCGCGCATCGAGCTGACCGGTAGCCTGCTGCGGCTGTCCTTGCTGTTGAGGAGCCTGCTGCTGGCCGGAAGGTGCCTGCTGTTGCTGCAAAACTTTTTTCATGTCCGCCACCGTGACTACATCATCATCGTCATAGTTGGCAAACGGATCCTGCGGCTGTTGAGGCTGCTCCTGTTGATTCTGCTGCATAACGGCGGCAACATATTGAATCTGTTGTTTTAGCTGCTGGTTTTCCCGCCGCAGAGCAATAATAGCTTCCTTGGGATCGCCTTCGGCCTGCTGTTGATCTTCCTGACCTTCCTGGCCTTGTTGCTGGTCTCCTTCCTGAGCAGATAGTGTCTGCTGCTGTGTGCCCTGTTCTCCAGAAGATTGCTGCTGTTCCTCGGACTGCTGTTGCGTACCCGTGTCCTGGTTCCCGGCGTCGGAACCTTCTTCGGCCTGCTGACCGTAAGGCTATTGCGGGTCAATTTGCATTACGTGTTCTTCTGCCATGGTTTACCCCTTTTGCTTTGATTCGCCCATTCTAATCGCCCGTCCATGTTTTTTCTCCACCTTAATGGACCCGACTTCGGCCCTTGCAAGCCCGGCGGCGGCCTTCCCTCTTTCACGCCCGATTAAAGCCCGTGGTGAAAAAATCGGTCATCGGCACCGGCGGCGTACCGAATTTTAAATCAATTATTTGTTTTCATTGTCATCCCTGGACTTATGTTTATGTCCCCTAAACATCTCGTTATTTAAAAAGCAGACGTGCATATACTCGTTCTTTTCCAGCCCAAACTGCTTGCTCGGCCCTGAAATGGTGCGGATTTTACCTCCGTTTTGTTTGCATTTATTGAAATTTTCTGGCATGATATTTTCCCTTAGTTATTGAATATCGCCCATTTCATTTTTTGCCCGGACCTTGCGGCCTCATCCTCGGTCTTGTCCTTGTCGGTCACATCCCGAGTCGGAACATCAAGTGGCAAGTTCCATAATGACTTAATCCTGCCGACCTTGTTATCTACATAAACACAGAACGTACCTATTAGCGCCGGCGGCTGGTAGCTTTCTGGCAGGGTGAATATTTTGCTGTTTATCTGGTTCTTGTTCAGCGGATCAACGTCCGACCAAACCATCATGTAATAATTAGAATCATTTTTCTTCTTTTCGATGATGTCGGTTGCTTTTTTTTGCAGGTCCAGGGATAGACAGTCTCGTAATTCACCTATTTCGATTTTCATAAAATTATCTCCTTGTTATTCCGCGCTGACGCTTCTGCTGACCGGATTGACCGCCTAATCCCTGAACCTGCTGCTGTAAAAATTGCTGTTCCGTCTGCTGATTTGACGATAGCATCGATAACGCTTCGGCCAGTGTTTTTAAACGATCAGAACCCAATTTCTGAACTTCGGCGGCGGCCTTAGCCCTATCAAGTTCAGCTCCGGCTCGATCTTCCTGCGCCTGAGCGGTTTTTTCCACGGAACTGGCAACATCTTCTCGTGTTTTTGCCAACTGTGCCTGGACCTGAATTTCTTCCAATTTTTGCTGACGTTGTTGTTCGGCAGCCGCTTTCTTCTCCTCCCGGGCCACTGTCTTTTGCAGCTCGTCTTTTTGTTGCATGGGTGCGGCATCGATAATCGCGGCCCACGGTATCGGTGCATCCATTCGTTTTAGCTGCACCAGTTCCGAATAATACATCTGCCGCTGAGAATCGGTCAAAACACCTTCTGCGACGCTTATCCGATATTTACCGAACTGTTCGCTATAAAACTCTTGCGCCGGCTGTTCGTTTAAAATCTTCTGCACTTTATCCGGCGTGTAGGTCTGCTGGATCACCTTTAATAGCTTACGTCCAAGCAGGGATTTAGAAAGCCGGTAGTTATCGAAAAGCGCCTGTAAGGTAGTAAGCCCCTGGCTCTGCCGCAGCTTGGCGAGCAGACCCGGCGTTTGTGTCTGATCCTTGTCCGGAATACCTAACAACTCGTTATTTGCTCCCGGAATTTCCATGATGTCCCGGTCCATCAGCTCCTGGAACTGAAAAAGTCCTGACGGAATCTGCGGCGGCGAAATTTGCTTCACCTGTCCATTCGCCAAGGCATTTTTTACCATCCAAACCACTTTTCCCTGGCCGGACTGATACATATCCTTCGGATTGACCACTGAACCTTCCTCTGCCATCCACCCGAAACTTATCTGACTATCGATAATGTCAAGGATCTTGCTGCGCCGCTTGTTCAGCTCTTTTTGCGGGTCCCTGATATCGCGCACCATGCTCGCGAGTTTATGGGAATACTCGTAATGTTCCGGATTCCACTCGCCCCAGAGCGGCACGAAGGGGTATTCGCCTATATCGAGCGGATCAAGATCGTTATAGAAAATTTGGTCCTCGATGAACACGGTCAATTTAATGATGGGACGATAAACATCACGGGTTGTAATTTGCGGGTATTGCTGTAAAAA